TCAGTGCCGATAGCCTTGGCGATATAACCCAATGCGAGGTCGTGGTTCTCTTCGTCCTTGACGTTGGATCGTAGGAGACCCACACTTGCTTTCGGAACTTCATTTTTAAGGGCGTCATTAATAAAGTCACCTACAGGCAGTTCCATGTGGCGGAGGGCGAGGGCACGGTAAATCGTTTCCTCAGCTCCCTCTACCAGCTTACCTGCGGTGGTTTGTACAGGGGTCCAGGTTCGCTTCCTGGCAAGTAGTTTGTCGTAAGGCGTCATTCTGCGCAATCACACGTTGGTTCTAGATCGTTGATAATAGAATCCAAGTATGCAGTAACATCTTCTTCTTCTAGAGCAGCGTAGGCATCTGTCTTGTCTTGAGTGTCACCCATGACTTGGAGAGAATAATAAAGGGAGGTCTGGGGTGATGCCAACCACTCTTCAATAAAGGATTCGTCATACGTAATCACATCAGACCACGAGTTGAACGAATAGCCGTGAAGAAGTCCCGTGCGGTTCAGCATCTTCATGATACCATCCGCAACTGATTTGTAAGCATCCCAGCCAACTTCCGATGCGATCTCAACCGGACCGTAGTCGTAGCTCTGGACACCAAAGGTACCGCTGTCACGGTCCACTTGACGGGCGATGGGAGGAGCTATTTCTGGAGTAGCAGTGAAGCCATCCAAATCATTATGGCGGTAACTGCAAGAAGCAGTGGGAGCAATAGCAAAAGCCCGATCCATACGGTAGTTACGAGCAACGGTGGCTGCATTTTCAATACCAAAATAAAGGGCACGAGCAAGGCGCACTGCATCGGTGTCATCACAAATAACACCACCATTTACCAAAGCTAGAGCTTCGCCAAATTCTGAATAGCTAACGTCATAACGACGCAAAAGGTTAGCCAAGCCAAGCATTCCAAGCCCCACTTGACGATCTGTTTCCGAGGGGAGGTACTCACCTGATTCATCTACTCCAGTTTTACTGTGAAGGTCACATAGTTCAGTCATACCTTTAACAAAGGCAGACTCAATATTATCTAGCTGACATGCTCCCAAATTAATATGCTGGAGCAGGCAAGTCCCACGAGATTTGAGAAAGACTTCAAGACAAACGTTGCCGTAGATACGCTCACCACTTGCATCAGTCTTGGTCTTAACCAGCCAGATGTCACCGTTACGGATACCTTGCAGCAAGATTTCACGCTTGTTATCAGGCATCTCTGCCCACCAATCGTCGTTAATGTTAACGCATCGCTTAACCCAGGGCAGCTCACTACGAGGAGTCTGAATAAATTCTACCAGATCAGGATGATTAGCATCAAGATGAAGTACAATTGCACCATTCTTATAATGCCCACCCCGTCGGAGGATCTCGTTAAGGGTCGAATAAATTTTACCGAAGGAGACAGGGCCAGAAGCTGTAAGACCTTGGCCGTTTTCACTTCCTTTGGGGCGGAGCTTTGATAGATGGATAGCACACCCTGCTCCGAAGCGGAGGGCGTGAGAGGCGAAGCGCCAAGATGCTTCAATGCCATTAGGACCCTCCATGGAGTCTTCTACAACAAAGACCGTGCAAGACACGGGGAGGCGGGAGGTGGGGTTGTCGATCCAGTTTTGGACTCGACCGGTACGGGCGATAACGTCGGTGGACATTTTAAACGAGGTCAGTGAGGGTAGGAGGTGCGTAGTTGGGACCCTTCAACACTTTACCATCATCTCGGTAAATGGGGTCGCCGTTGTCGTCCAGTTTGGACATGTTGGATTTGTGGACCCGATCCATTGCTTCATCAAGGTCCCAGTCCATATTAGCTGCATATTGGTAGCAGACATAGACAAGATCTGCCAGCTCTTTCAGACAGTCTTCTTTGTTACGGGTAAAATCTTTTAGCAGTAACTGTTCGGCTTCCAGAAACTCTTTAAATTCTTCAACAATTAAGTGCTTCTGCATAGTCCGTGAAGCTACTCCAGTATCGTTCTTGACCCGGAAACTCTTCCTGAAAGCCTCGGCTTGGTTCAACAGGCTCGGATTGGTGGATCGTGTTTTCAAGTTCATTTTGGAGATAATGAATAGCTTTGGTCAGGTCTTTGATTTTATCTTCTTTGTAGCCTGCCCTACAAATGTATTTGATTGCATTACCGAGGTGGAAGTTCAGTCCTTGGTCTCGAACAAAGTCCCAAACTTGGATATCACCTCGTCGATAGTAGCTTGGTCCGTTGTCATTGGAGTTGGCCATAGTTTGACGAGTTGCGAAAGATTGTTACCAAGTACAAAGCATTGATGTTGCAAGGCAAGGAAAACGGTAATGATGTCCTCTTTGTCTGCTTCTTTTAGCAGTAACTCAAGCCGTTTAAGCTTAAAGTCCTGCTCCATAGTTAGATCAAGTGTCGGAGGGGGGATTCCAGGGGATGACGGTGTTTGATTGGAGGTCATAGTTCTCGGCTCTTAGGATCTTAGCAAGTCTAGCATTACGTAGTGCTGCATCTTCATCCAAGTCTTTGGATTCAAAAGCCTTGAGAACTGTCTCCCAAGAATACCCTTCCTTTTCAAAAAGGGTAGCTGCTCGTTTGATACCAATACCAGGAACACCGGAGTATCCATCGGTTTGGTCACCAGCTAGGGTTTGAATCAGGTGCCATTCATCAGCTTCCTGTTCAGTAATTGTAATCACCCCGTCTTTCATGTCAAACAAATCACCAGGGATCTGTCGCATATCTTTATCGGGGGAACAAATTATATGTCCCTTTTCTTTAGTAGCGTAGATTCCCATTGCATCGTCCGCTTCGAGTGTAGGGAGGACGACAACAGGGAAGCTCTCTTTGAGCGCCGCAATGACCCTCTTATAACCGCAAGGCTTTTTTCTATTTCGGTGTCCCTTGTAGTCAGGATCAATAGTCTTGCGAAAGTTAACGGAATCGCTAAAGAAAAGAATAGAGTCATCAAAGCTTCCAAGGCATTCAGCAATAGAGAATAGTTCATCCTCTACGAGTTTCAGAGCATCAGAGAAACGACTTGTGACCATGATCACGTCATCTCCCCAATCGATCTCTGTCTCAGCTGAAGCACAGCATTTGTAGACAATGTAATCAGCATCAATTAAAAGACTCATCGTCCTTGACCTCGGTAAGCTTTCTTCCCTTTTTTAGGGAGGGAGCGTTTACCACTGCCTTGATGAGTGCGCTTGTACTTGGCTTTGGATTGGAATTCAACAACGCCAAGGGAAGTTTTGGATTTAGCCACGGGTGATTAGGTAGTCAATTGCTTTGAGTAGAAGACGAGGATTGTCACCGAAGTTTCCAATGCCTCGATTGCAATTCTGGCATAGCCATCCACGAAACGTGTTTGTCTCGTGACAGTGGTCCATCACGATATTACGGGTTGACCCGCACATCTCGCATTTGTCTGGCTTAGGAGCGGCATGTCTATGGGCCTCTAAGCGGCCTTTAGCATACTCCCGCTCACAATCCCTGCATTCATACCTTCGGGCTCCACTAGACGATTGTGGACGGTACTCAGAAAGGGGTTTGGTCTTACCGCACTTAGTGCACGTCCGACCAGTTGTTTCCGATTTTTCCTTCTGCGTCGATTCGGATTCGGAGATTATAGTACTCGCCAGCATGTCGAGCTGCCGATACCAGGGATGCACAAAAGGGTTCTGCGTTTTCATAGGTGGTTTCATATTGCAATTCGTCATGGACGAAAGCAAGTTGGTGGGTATTTTGATCGCAGTATTGATTAGCAATGACCATCCAACGCTTTGCTACAACACCAGCTCCTGATTGAAGCAGATAGTTCAAGCCTTTGTGCGGTGAATCAAGTGTGATCTTACGGCCATCAATTGATCTAACAAATCCGCGATCCGCTGCTCCACTAACAGCACTAAGAAGATCGTCGAGTCCAGGGATAGCTTTGACATAAGCATCGCGGATCTCTTTACCTTTTGCTTTAGCTTTTGCTTGTGTGAGCTGTGAGTCATAGGATAATCCAATCTTTTGATCGCCTGCCCCATAGAGGAAAGCGTAGGTCACTGTTTTCACGAGTCTCCTAGAGATTCCAATCTTGTCAGCATTGACTTGATGGATGTCTCCATTGAGGAGGATATCGGCATAAGCGCCAGAATCATAACGAGCAAGGTAGTGAGCAAGCATGCGTAACTCAATGCCCGATAGGTCTGCTCCGACCATACAAAGGCCTGGCGATGGTATGAAAAGTTCTCGGAACTTCTCTTCACTCGGCACCTGCCCCAGGTTCGGCTTCCGGTGGGCACATCGATGTGTCACCGTAGCAACAGAACAATGGTGATGTATCCTCGAATTCCGAGACAACTTCAACCAAGCGTTCACTCCCTCCGACAGCAAGCCTAGCTTCTTCGTCAAATCCAAGCAACGGAAACACATCTGAGCGAAATCGTTGTCGATCTCCTTGAGGATTACCTCGTCGATCATTGGTTTCCCGGTTTGGGTCATGGTAGAAGGTGACCAACCGTAGTGCGTCTGTAGAATCCATGCGATGTGATCTCTGGATGTAGGGTTGAATTCTTTTAGTCGAGTGAATGTGGCACCCTGCACATAGCCTTGTGTTCGATTAGGTCGCTTCGGAGTAAACTCGCTCCCTCGGACGAAAGGATGCCGGTCACGAAGTACTCTTTCAAGACCTTCCAACTCGGTTCGGAGAGTACATTCAAGTTGCCATGCAGCGCCTTCATCAAAGCGCCATCCATGTAGTTCTTGTTCTGTGAGGATGGTTGCGACATCGTGTTCTAACGAGATCCATTCAGGTAGGGGTGGAAGTGTTGCCATAGTTTTTGGGTGACGGTGACATCCTGCTCCATGTAGTCTTGCATAGCTTGTGACCATTCAGACCAATCAGCAGTCTTGCCGAACTCTCCTTTGTACTCTCCCAATCTGTGCCCATAGGCTTCGAGTGAGTGCCTCCCGTAGAGTTGAAGAGGCATGTTCTTCCACTTCCTTTTCTGATCAACCTTCAGGATGTCAGCGTGGAAGCATCTGGATAGAACCAGAGTATCAATAACTCTACCCTGTGGACTAAACCAAGGGTAAAGCTTCTTCAATACCGGGATATCATACGAGATGATATTATGGCCGATGATCGTCTCCGCCTCTTCAAGCATTGAGACAGCACGTGAGAGTGGAGCCTGATCACCTTGATCATTGAAGACAAGGTTTTGACGGGCATCGAGATCATAGATACCAATACAGTGAACGTGGGTGCAATCATCGTAAAGACCGTTGGTCTCAATGTCGAAGATTAAATTCATGGATCGTTCCAGTGACGGATAACTCCTGCCACAATGAACAGGTTGGTAACAAAGATAAGTCCGTTAAATATTAGGTTGTACGTTAGCAGCTTTATTCGCCGCAGATCCCTTCCATTGGAAAGTCTTGTCAACGAACTGTGCCTTGTCAATGGCCTCTTGCGTAGGAGGATTAGGTTTAGAAATCGGTTGAGGGGTCGAACTCAACGTCGTTACTTTCATCTTCATGGAATTTACAGGTCTCTAAATCATAGGTAAGGGTACATGCTACGCCTACTTCTCCACTGTAGCGGTTCTTAAGCACTCGGACAGTTGTTCCAGCTTTTCCTCGATCCGCCTGCTGGTCGCGTTCAAGCGCAATAACTCCATCTGACAATTGAGCAATGCTTGCCGAGCCTCGAAGCTGTCCGAGGGTAACTCGTGCGCCTTCTTCATGATTGGTGTCACCGCTTGGGCGGCGTAGGTGGGATACAAGGAACAATGCAATACCTGTACGCTCCACAAGGGAACGAAGGCGGGTCATGGTCTGGTCAATCATTCGCCTTTCCTCTCCATCCAAACCGGACAGAAGGATAGACAAGTGATCAAGGAAAATGATCTTGGTATCTAGCCCGCAAGCAAGGTATTCAATTCGGTTGTAGAGTACATCGGGATCGAAAGAACCGAAGCCGTCAAAAAGAAAAAGATTCCAATTAGCAAGAGTAGCGTTATACGCTTCGGTGAGATCAGATCGTTCATGTTCTCCAAGGTGTAGTGATTTACCAACTGCAGCGGACATCAGTCCTAAAGCAGTACGTCGGTTTGATTCTTCAAGCGCCACATAACCAACCCGTTCTCCTTTTTGCAGAAGATCAGCTGCCAGATGCCTACACACGGAAGACTTCCCGACTCCAGATCCTGCAGTAATCGTAATAAGCTCTCCGTATCGTATACCGTGAAGCTTGTCTTGCAATCCTTGGAATGGATAGTCATGATCAGATGGTGGGGATGGTGTTGTAACTAGATCAAGTAGGGTCTTACCGTCTACGATCCCGTCAGGTCGGTACGGAGTGGCATTCCAAATCGCTTCCCTTATAAGTTGCGAATCGTTTGCCTGTAGCGCATCTGAAGCATCCTTATATGCTTCCAGTCGTGCGATCTTCGTCTTGCCAGGTGGTAGTACCCCTGCTGCTTCCTCCGCCGCCTTACGGCCTGCATCGTCATTGTCGAAGAACAGGACAATCTCCGCATAACCCTGGAGCCATGGGATAGCCCTTTGAATCGACTTCCTTGCCGAAGCGGCACCGCTAGGTAGAGATACCATCGGCCACCCCGGCATAGC